GCGAGAGCTAATGGAGGTGGTGCTACTGGCACTATTATCCTAGGCGTATTTAACGGATGTTTTTATACAGACCCAACTACTAGCAAGCCAACATGGAGCAATTACTGGCCCGGAAACGCAGCCACTGATGCAGTAGCTTTTATTTTTGACAGTCCTATGGATGTGTTTGAAATTCAAGCTGACGATACTTTCCCTGTTGCAGACTTGTTTGGTAATTTCGATATTGTTGATAACACTGGAGTAGGAAGTGAAGCGAGTGGTCTTTCGTACCTTGAGCTTGACGTTACTACTGGTGCAACAACAGCGGCATTGCCATTAAAAGCCCTGGATATCTCGTCAGATCCTGAGAATTCAGATGTAACTACAGCCAATACTAACGTGCTTGTCACCATACAGAACCATCTGTTTGGCCAGAAGCAAGTTGGTTTAGCGTAAAGGAGGCTGAATAGATGGCAATTTCACGCGCACAACTAGCTAAAGAACTTGAGCCCGGCTTAAACGCTTTGTTTGGCATGGAGTATGATCGTTACGAAAACGAACATGCAGAAATCTTTGATACTGAATCTTCAGATCGTGCATTTGAAGAAGAAGTAATGATCGTCGGTTTTGGCAATGCATCCACTAAGGATGAAGGTCAAGGCGTACAGTACGATAGCGCAAGCGAAGGTTTCACCGCTCGTTACACTCACGAAACTATAGCCCTTGCATTCTCCCTTACGGAAGAAGCAGTGGAAGATAATTTGTATGACCGCCTTGGCGCTCGATATACAAAGGCTCTTGCACGAAGCATGGCCCACACTAAGCAAGTAAAAGCTGCAAACGTATTGAACAATGCGTTTAACGCAAACTTTGCTGGAGGTGACGGTGTATCTTTAATCAACACTGCACACCCTCTCTCTAATGGTGGAACTATTGCTAACCGGGCGGTAACACAGGCGGATCTTAACGAAACGTCACTGGAAAACGCTTTGATCAACATCTCAACTTTCGTTGATGATCGAAACATGATCTTGGCCCTTCGGGGAACCAAGTTGATTGTTCCGCCTCAACTTCAGTTTGTTGCTGATAGGCTGCTCGATACCCCAGGAAGAGTTGGAACGGCAGATAATGACATCAACGCAATCAAGAATATGGGACTGTTGCCAGAAGGCTACTCAGTCAACCATTTCTTGACGGATACTGATGCATTCTTCCTGATGACTGACTGTCCCGATGGGTTTAAGCATTTTGAAAGAACTCCGATTACCACTTCTATGGAAGGTGATTTCGATACAGGTAATGTTCGCTACAAAGCTAGAGAGCGTTACTCCTTCGGATTCAGCAACCCAAGATGTGTCTTCGGATCTCAAGGCGCTTAAAAGGTTTCACATGAAACCATGAAGAAGGGGGCATATCTTGCCCCCTTCTTTTTTATGTAGTATAAATACCCTATCCCTGACAGGCGCATCCCGTGCCTGACACTAGCCACGACAGGAGATACTCATGGCGAATACAACTTTTAGCGGCCCAATCCGGGCTGGCAACATCCGAAACACTACAGGTACTACTGTAGGTACTGACATAGCTAACGTAGGCTATGTAGTTATGTGCCAAGATACAACTCAAACCCTCGCGGGTGGCGCACTCGCAGCAGTAGTAACAAATATCGTAATCCCTGCAAATTCCAAGATTGTTAACATTATTGTTGATATGGCTGTAGCGGCAAACACTACATCAAACATTAGTGTTGGTCAGGTTGGTGGTGGGGCTAATACGTTTATAAATGCATTGGCATCAGGTACTACTGTTGGTATTAAACCGCTCGGTACTTCTGGTGGTGGAACTCTAGCGTGGAATAATATTGGCACTTCAGACCTACGTTTAACTGTAACGGCTTCTGCTGCTACAAATGCAGGGTCTGTCCGTATCACCGTAATGTACGCACAAGCGTTTAACACCGCTATTCAACCATAGAGAGGTGTTAGGTTATGTCTTCTGACATTCAATCAACGTTTATATCTTCAGCGGTAGCTAATGCAACGGTAATATCGGCAGCGGCAGGTGTAGCTAATAACGCTGCACTTGTGCTGACGGCTAGTCCTTACATCCAAGATGCTGCAAGAAAGATTACCATAACTTCGGCTGGGAATGATTCTGGCATATCGTTTACCGTTGTAGGCGTAGACTCGACAAATGTAGCAGTTACTGAGACTGTTGCAGGGATAAACGCTGGAGCAGCTACTAGTGCTAATCACTATAGTTCAGTTACTTCTATTACAGCCGTAGGTGATCCTGCTGGTAATGTAAGCGCAGGCACTTCAAACGATATAAATGCTCCTATATTTAGGGGAAGGTTTCGTTTGAAAGGCATGTATGCAGTGAACACTGCAACCGCTGGAACTGTTACTTTTCGAGAAACTAATACGACAGGCGTTATTCGGTTACAGTTTAATACGCTAGGCTCTGCTTCAAGTTCAGAATATCCTGATATACCAGATGATGGGATATTGTTTCTTGAAGGCGGGTACTTAGATTATTCTGCAGTCCATATGTCTTCTATAACTTTGTTCTATGCATAAGAACTACTAGACGGAAACTAAGCAATGGCCACATCAGGAACTAGAGACTTTGAGCCAGATGTTGCGGAATACATTGAAGAGGCATTTGAAAGATGCGGCTTAGAATTTCGCACAGGTTATGACGGGGTTACCGCAAGGCGATCCCTTAACCTTCTGCTTGCTGATTGGGCAAACAGGGGGCTTAACCAGTGGACTGTTACAAACACAGAAACCATACTGAGCGAAGCCGATCAGTTTATTGACTTGTCTAACAGTACAATTGACGTTCTTGATGTTCTTTTAAGAAGAACTTCTGGAAGTACAACTACTGATATAGCAATGCAACAAGTAGGTAGATCTGAATATTGGAATATTCCAAGCAAGGATACTAAAGCTCGTCCTACCCAGTGGTTTCTAGATAAGCAAATTACCCCTAGATTATATATTTGGCCTGCGTCACAAAACAGTACGGATAAATTAGTTATTAATAGGTTGGTAAGAATTGAAGACGTAAATGCAAGCGTCAATACAACAGACATGCCCTTTAGGTTTTATCCTTGTTTAGCTGCAGGCTTGGCATATTACATTGGGTTAAAAAAAGCGCCAGACAGAGTGTCAATGTTAAAAGGTATTTATGAAGAAGAGTTTCAACGAGCAGCAGACCAAGACGCTGGCACAACTTCTTTAAAAATAACCCCAGGCCTCTTTTCTATTAGGAGAGCCTGATGGCATATGCGGCTGGCAAATATGCTCTTGCCATATGCGATAGATGTGGCTTTGAAAAAAAGTATTCTAAGTTAATAAAGGAATGGACCGGGTTCATGGTCTGTTCCGAATGCTATGAGCCAAAAAGCCCACAGCTAATGACTCCTAGAAATGTCTCAGATCCTGAGGCTTTAAAAAATCCTCGGCCTCCAACAAATGTAGAAGAGCAGCGAGATATTCAATATGGCTTTGACCCAGTTGGGTTTATGGGTGACGAAGCTTTAACGCCAAATCCGTTGCGCGGTAATGGGCAAGTTGGTGAGGTGACAGTAACATGAGCTTTACATATGCAACTTTAAAAACAGCAATTCAAAATTACTGTGAAACAACAGAAGCTACTTTTGTATCTACGCTTCCCACCTTTGTAAAAGAAGCAGAAGAAAGAATACTAAAAAATGTTGAAATGCCAGTATTCAGAAAGAATCAAACTGGCACGATTAACAATGGAAATATTTACTTGCAGGCACCAGATGATTTTTTATCGCCTTACAGCCTAGCAGTATCTTCTAACGATATTTACTCATACTTGTTATTCAAGCATGTTTCTTTTATTAGAGACTATTCTCCAAATCCAACAACTACTGGATTGCCTAAATACTACGCCTTGTTTGATGACGAAAACTTTATCATGGCTCCATCTGCAAATGGCACATATACCGTCGAGCTACATTATAAATACCGACCAGCATCATTATCTGCTGGAGCAGATAGCGGAACAACTTGGCTATCAACTAATGCGCCAGACGCTTTGCTTTACGGATCTTTAGTAGAAGCTGCAACATTCTTAAAGATACCTGATGAGGTTGCTCTTTATCAACAAAGATTTGATATGGCTTTACAAGGCTTAAAGAAGCTTGGACAAGGATATGGAGCTAGGGATGAATTTAGATATGATATTGCTAAGGGATAGATATGTTTGATATGGAAGTAAAGATGTCCCCTGGGGACATTAGCGTTCAGACAACATCTGAAAGAGGTCACACTCCAGAAGAGTTGTCAGCTAACGCTGTAGCTAAAATAATTAATATATCTGAAACTGCAGACCCGATCATAAAACATCAGGCTGAAGCTTTTAGAGAAAGAATGTTTTATGTAATTGTTCACGCTTTAAATCAAGGTATTAAAAGCGACAGAACTACACTTTATAATGAATTTAAAAAACAAGGTCACGATGATGTGGCTGAAATACTGAGGAAACTCTAATGGCTATTACTCAAGCAATGTCTACGTCCTTTAAGAAGGAGCTTCTTCAGGGAGTGCATAACTTTACAAGCGGATCTGGAGGGGGAACTACTACTTCTACAGGTTCTGGAAATACATTTAAGCTTGCTCTATATACTAGTAGCGCATCTCTTGGCGCAGCAACCGCTGTATTTACTACAAGCAATCAAGTGTCTGGCACAGGATACAGTAGCGGAGGGGCCAATTTAACCAACGTAACTCCAACCGCATCTGGCACTACTGCGCTGACAGACTTTTCTGACTTGACGTTTTCAAGCTCAAGCATTACGGCAAGAGGGGCAATGATATATAACTCCTCCACCACGGCGGGAACTGCAAATAGAGCTGTATTAATTTTAAATTTTGGATCAGATAAAGTTTCAGACTCAGGAGACTTTACAATATCTTTTCCAACAGCAGATGCCAGCAGCGCGATAATTAGGATTGCCTAAAAATGGCTGATGTAACCATATCGTTTGGAGGCTATAACAGCTTAACTCAAACGTACAATTTAGGTGGTTACAATCAGGATGTAGCTTTTCCTGCACTTACAAGCGCCATAGGGTCTGTTACTACTACAGGCGATACAATTGTAAATGTTACGGGAGTATCTGCCGGTGCAACTGCAGGTAATACTTCAGAAGATGCTGGAGGTGGAATATCAATAGGTGTTACGGGTCTTAAATTAATAGGATCAGTCTCAGGAGTAAACGTGTGGAGCCCGGTTAATCCAGGGATAAGCACTACTTGGACCCCCGTTAACACTTCTCAAACACCAAACTGGATAGAAGTGGCGGCGTAAAATTATGACTGCAACATATGTAAACAATTTAAGAGTCGCAGAGCCAGGGAATGGTGATGCGAACTGGGGTGTTACAACTAACACATCTCTTGAAATTATAGGAGAAGCCTTAGGTATTGGATCTGAAGGCATAACTACTAACGCAAACACTCACACATCTACTGTGGCTGATGGAGCGTCAGACCAAGCAAGAGCATTTCACCTTAAATATACAGGGACATTAGACTCAGCCTGCACCATAACTATTGCCCCGAACACAATGAAGCGGGTACAGATAATAGAAAATGCAACTTCAGGTGGGCATTCTATTATTATTAGCCAGGGCAGTGGTGCAAATGTCACCATTCTTAACGGTACTAAAAGGATTGTTTCTCTCGATGGTGCTGGGTCTGGAGCAGCGGTAGTCGACGTTACAGCAGCGGCTTTTGGCTCTCAAGCGTTCTATGTCCCCGCTGGAACTACAGGCAACAGACCAACAGGTGTGGCTGGCGCTTTTAGGTATAACTCTAGCACCAGCGAGTTTGAAGGATATACGTCCTCTTGGGGATCTATCGGAGGATCTGGAGCAACCAACGTATCACTGACAGAAGCTACAGGTAATGGCAGTACAACTGCCTTTACTTTATCCACAGCCCCCGGCACTGAGAACAATACACAAGTATATATAGATGGTGTCTATCAAGAGAAGGGTACTTACTCTGTAAGTGGCTCAACGCTTACTTTTTCTACTGCGCCTCCTAATGGAACCAGCGTAGAGGTCACGGGATTCTCAGAGTCTTCGGTAGGTACTCCTGGCGATGGCACTGTAACCACAGCTAAACTAGCTAATAGTAATGTCACCCTTGCTAAAATGGCGGCAAATAGTGTTGATTCAGATCAATATGTAGATGGAAGCATCGACACCGTTCACATAGCAGATGGCCAGATTACTGTTGGTAAAATGGCTGTAAACAGCGTAGATAGTGATCAATATGTAGATGGAAGTATTGACACTGTTCACATAGCAGATGATCAGGTAACAGGCGCTAAACTCGCTAACAACATAGATATCGCAGGAACTCTAGATGTAACGGGTCTGATTACAGCAGATGCGAGTGTTTCTGTAACAGGTAATGTAGACATCTTGGCCCAAGGTGATCTTAGACTTCAAGACTCCGCAGGTGGTCAGTATGTAGCTATGCAAGCTCCTGCCACGTTAAGCGCTAGTTACACGTTAACCCTGCCACCTGACGATGGGGATGCGAGTCAGTACCTACAAACTAACGGATCAGGAGTGTTGGATTGGGCGACAATTTCTGTCCCTGCTGGCGTTTACGCTGCATGGTCGATACTTACGTCAGCTACTACCTTAGCGTTAACAGGTCAGTACATAAGTAATAGCTCTAGCGCGTTAACGCACACTCTTGTTGCTGGCTCTGCTGGCTCTACGGTTACTATTAAAAACAATGGGTCAGGTCTAGTTACGATAGGTAGAAAC